GATTGTAAAAATAAAAAAGATAGAACTAAAGCTAGTTATTGGTCTTGTAACTTACCTAGATATGCTACCGCATTAGGGTTAGGGGCTAATATGAGCACTTATTGGTAATAATATGGATAATTTTGATTTAAGAAAGTACTTAGCAGAAGCAAAAAAAGAAAAAGAAACTTTTGAAAAATTTGCAGAAACACGTGGTGAAGGTGCTGCTAAAATAGCATCAAACGCTGAAGAAAAAGGTGGATTAGCTTTATTAACATGGCATCATTTTAAAGTTAAAGCTCCGTACTATAAAAAAGCAACGACTGGAAAATTTGATAGTAATGCTGCTGTAAAAGAATTTGAAAGCACATTAAAAAGTATTTCATTAAATATGACACCAATTGAATTTCAAAGAGAAGTTGGTAGATTAGAAGTATTAGGTGAATTGCTAATTAGAGAAAAAAAATAATGTTAAATTCAAGCATACCTAGCTTTAAAGCATTAGTTCGTAAATCTTATTTTACTAAAAATAATAAAGATTTTAACGAATTTTATGATGTTTATGTTTTTGGTATTCAATCTGTAGCTGGTGTTATATTAACATTTCATGTTATGACTGATAGTGGTATGGTTAGAAGTAGAGTACCAATTTCAGAAATATATTTAACAGAACCTAAAAATGATATTCCATTTAATTATAAACAATTATGGGATTGTTTTTCAGAAAATGTAGCTGTTGTTGACTATGATTTTTTAGCATATCATAGAGCTGAAATATTATTAAGAGATGGAACCAAAGTATGGGGAACTTATATGTTTACTGTTGATTGGTTTAATAATCCATATAGTGATGAACCATCCGATTATAAATGTGGTCATATATTTAGTGCTGATGATGGGTATCTTTTATGTCAACCTAACAATAGAATCTTTTGGAAAGATAGCAATTGGGTTACTAAAAAATTACCTGAAAACTTAAAGCAATTTAAAGTTGATACTGAACTTCCATCCGTTGAAAATCAATCAGATAAATGGATAACAGAAGATGGAAATTCATTTTATTATGATATGAATAAAACCCATGATTAAACCCTATACTGACTCTATAAATATTAGAACATTTTCAAAAGATGTTGATCCAATGGAATTAGTCTGGCATCAAGATAATGGGGATAGATTAATTGAAGTATTAGAAGGTGAAGGATGGATGTTTCAACGTGATGATGAATTACCAAAATTAATAAATAAAGGAGAATACATATTTATACCGGATCAACAGATTCATAGAATACACAAAGGAAATACTGATTTAAAGATAAAAATACATAATGGACAATTTCGATTTGAGAAAATACCTAGCTGAATCTAAATTAGATGCTTCTCTTTCTGAAGAAAGTAAAAAACGAGATAGATGTCTACGTATAGCAGATCGTAAATTTGATAAACCTTCAGCATATAAATCTGGAGCTGTAGTTAGATGCAGAAAAGGAGATATATGGAAAGGTATAAAAGAATCTATTATAGACTCATTAACTGAAGACGAAAACTTACGCAAATGGTTTAAACGTTCAGGACCTTCAGGTAAAGAAGGTGGGTGGGTAGATTGTAATACTGGTACAAAAGATTCAAAAACAGGTAAAATGAAATATAAAGCCTGTGGTAGAAAAGAAGGAGAAAAAAGAGCAAAATATCCATCATGTCGACCTACACCTGCAAAATGCAAGGATAAAGGAAAAGGAGACAAATGGGGTAAAACTAAATAAAAATAAACAATGGACAATTTTGATTTAAAAAAATACTTAGCTGAAGGTAAATTAAGCGAAGAAAATTACGAAGAAGATTACGATACTGGTGGATACGTTGAAGCAATGAGTCCTGATCTTTTTGATCATGTTAATGAAATAGTTAGAATATTTCAAGAATGGGAAAGCGGACCAATGACTGAACCTGGAATGGTAGGATATGCTAAAGATGATTTAGTAGATTACATAACTGGTAAAATAAGAAATGCCTAATGGATAATTTTGATTTAAGAAAATACTTAGCTGAAGGTAAATTATTAAATGAAGAAGTAAAATCTTTTTCATTTGATTCTTTTGATGTCGGTTTATTAGCTGATGGTTTAGAATGTCTTATTGAATACCGAGAAGGAATAGAATCTGATGAATATATTAGTGATGTTAAATATTTACTAAGAAAATTAGCAGGTAGAGTAAATGAAACTATAGTTAAAGAAAGTGATGAAGATGGAGGAGCTGAAGAAGCAGCATTTGATGCTGAATTTCAAAGTGTAGCTAATCAATTAGCTGCTACTATGGGTAAAGAATTAAAAAATAAAAAAGCAGAAAATCCCGGACAATTAGATGAGGCAATAGTAACTTCTACTATAGCTGCTGTTCTAACAGGTAATGCTGTTTTAGGATTTGTTTCTAAAATGGCTGCTAAACTAATGAAAAAATTAAATTGGAAAAAAGGTGAAGATTTTGCTGAAAAAATTCATAAATGGGCTCATGATAATGAAAAATCATTCCAAGAACCAATTAGACGTGTTTTAGCATTCTTTATTAAAGATAAAGCTAAATTAGAATTAGTTGTTAAAGCTATTTATGCAATTGTAGTTGGTAGTATGGCTGCTGGTTATGGAGCAAGTGCTGTATCAAGTTTAGAAAAAGCAGATTGGTTTAATACATCTTTATCAGCATTAAAAACATTAGCTAAATCAGATGAAGCAATCGCTAATGCTTTTCCAACAATAAAATCCTTAATGGTATAATAAATAAAATATAAAAAAATGGATAACTTTGATTTAAGAAAATATCTAGCTGAAAATAAATTATTTGAAGAAGAACTAAACTCAGAACTTGAAGAATATATTAATGATCTATTCAATCAATCAATTGAAGAAGAAGAAGGACAACAAGAAGGTATCTGGGAAAAAGAAGAATATGCTTCTGATGACTACGATGATGCAGAAGTATTTTTAGAATTAATAGATTATTTAAAATCTACAGGTGGTAAGTATACTTTAGAAGGTAATCCTGATATTAATTTAGAATTATTATCCAACGGAGATATTAAATGGGATGCTTTTGTAACATTTGATTAATTCTAAAAAATTTATAGACTGATTCATAGCCAGTCGCTTTTAAAAAAAAATATTGAGATCTGTGGCCTCCATTTGGAGGTCACATTCTTTGTTCGTATATTTAACATATTAAAAATAAAGGAAATGAGTAAAAAAATTGTAATTGTAGGAGCGGGTGTAGCAGGTATTAATGCTGCTACAAAATTAGTAGATAATGGATATTCGGGTGAGTTAATCACTATTATTGATATGGGTAAAGACCCATATAAAAGATTACCAAGCGAAGTAATGACAGGAATGTTAGGTGCTGGTGGTTGGTCTGATGGTAAATTAACTTATCATACTGCCATTGGTGGTCAATTATCAAAATATTGTGGTGAAGACAAAGCAATGAAATTGATGGATCAAGTTATAACTAACTTTAAACGTTTCCATCCTAAACCTGAAGAAGTACAATGTTCAAACCCAGTAGCTGAACCTGACTTTATTAAACCACAATTTGGTTTACGTTTATTTCCTGTATGGCATGTTGGAACAGATTATTTATTAGAAATTGCTAAAAATTGGTATTCTTATTTAGTTGATAAAGGTGTTAAGTTTGAATGGGAAACCAAAGTTGTAAATATTGACTTTGATACTAATCATTATGAATATATTGAAGTTGGAGGAGATGATACTGATACTTTAATAGGACAATACGATAAACTTATATTTGGTGTAGGTAAATCAGGTATTGACTTTGGTAAAAGTTTAGCAGAACAACACGACTTACCAACTGAACCTAAATCAGTACAAATTGGTGTTCGTTTTGAGGCACCACAAAAACACTTTCAAAAATTAATTGATGTTTCATATGACTTTAAATTATATAGAAAATTTGAAGATAAAGGAGTATCATTACGTTCATTCTGTACTAATAATAATGCTGCTTACGTTGCAGTAGAAGAAACATACGGAAACTACTCATACAACGGTCACGCTAAAAAAGATGAGAAGTATAGAAATGATATGACTAACTTCGGTATCATAATGGAATTAAATGGTATTGAAGATCCATTTACCTGGAGTCGAGATTTAGTTAAAATGTTACAAATTGATAATAAAGGATTATATTACTCACCTTCACGTACTCCATCATTCACATCAGAAGGAGGTCATGTAGAAGCAACTCAAATAAATGAAGCTATATTAGGTGAAGTAAGAGAAGCATTTGAAGGTTATTTTAGCTACATTGATGATTTTATCAGTGGAATGAAAGAAATTTTCCCAACATTAAAAGACGATTGGGGTATGTACATACCTGAAGTAAAATATCTATCACCTGAGCCACTTGTTGATTATTCCAACCTAGCCCTGACCAAGTATCCTAACGTACATTTTGTTGGTGATGCACTTTCCGCTAGAGGTATAACAGTAAGTGGTGCACAAGGTATTTATGTTGCTGAGTCTTTATATTAAACTTGGTATAGCCAAATATGTTTCGTATATTTATCTATAATTAAAACTTAAAACATGGAACAAAAACCAACACCATTCCCTAAAAGTAGAAAGCTAAAAAGTGCTGATGGTACTATAGCTTATATTTGGGACGGAAAATTGCATAATTGGGATGGTCCTGCTTATATTCCTCAAGGTAATACTAGATTAGCAGAATATCATTTATATGGAATCAAGCATTCAAAAGAAGAATGGAATGAAGCAAGACAACAAAGGGAAGGTTTACCTTATTATAAAAACCAATCAATGAAGTCAAAATTATCTGATTATAGAAACTAATAGGTTATGAAAATAGGATTTATAGGAACAGTAAGTGTTGGTAAAACAACTTTGGTAAATGCTTTAGCTGAATTACCACAATTTAAAGATTATACAATTGCTACTGAGCGTAGTAAATATTTAAGAGATTTAGGTATTCCTCTAAATACTGATTCTACATTAAAAGGTCAAACTGTATTTTTAGCTGAGCGAGTAACTGAATTATTTAGTGAAAATCTAATTACTGATAGAACAGTTATTGATGTAATGGCTTTTACTCAATGTGCTAAGTCAATAAAACAAGCAGATAAAATTTCATTTGAAGAATATGCTCGTAATTTCATTAACGAGTATGATTATGTTATTTATGTATCTCCTGAAGGAGTAGAAATTGAAGATAATGGAGTTAGAACAATAGATGCTGAATATAGAGATTTAATTGATTATACAATTAAGGGTTTCTGCCATTTATATCACCCTAGAATGAAACAATTTCATAGAATTTATGGTACTACTGAGGAACGTATTCAGCAAGTATTGAATATTACAGGGCTTTAATATATTTATAACAAAATCTAATCTTATTTTAAATATAAATGAAAAAATCAGAATTAAAATCGTTTATCAAAGAAGAAATATTATCTTCCCTTAAAGAAGGTGTTTGGTCAGTAATGCCAGAACGTATCCCAGAATTTATTGCAGCTATAGAAGAAATTAAAGAAGAATTTCATGCCGTTGTAGGTAGTGATGATGTATATGATGGTTTAGATCGTGCAGTTCAGGCAGCTAGAGATTTAATGAGTATGAATGAAGCTTCTAAAGAAGAGGTTGAAAATCAAATAGAACTTAATAAAGAACTTGCTAAAACTGCTGCACTTAAAAAACAAGCAGGTTTAAATGAAGCAGAAGACGAAGACGAATTTGATGCTCCTGATAAAGAACCATCTAAAGCAGAATTGAAAAAAACTAAAGGTTTAGCTAAAGCA